ATAATGGAGATAAAGAATTAATTGCATTGTGTGAACAATTAGGTAAATACTTTACTCCTACTCTTTATTCTAAATTAAGGTCTGAAAAACTTCAGTGGTGATATTTCATGCAAACAAGAATCATTTTAACAGTCGGATGTGTTGGTAAAACATATCTCGACAAAACTTACTCAAACGTTTATGACTTTGACAAGCACACGTTAGACTATAAGTATGACAGAACAGATTTTGAACATCTATCTAATGAAGAGTTTAAAGGACTTCCAAATCGCAAAATCAACGAAGGTTGGTTTGAACGGTATATGGAAGACTGGTGTAAGGTTATTGACTCAAATCAGTATGATGTTGTAACAGGTTGGCTACAAGAAGACTGTCTTAACTACTTGGTCAACAAGGGGTATCCTATAGATATAGTTGTTGTTGATGTTGGAGATTATGAGTCTATCTATAAAGAGCGTAGTCAACAAAGGGGAAATAACTCTCAATACTGGACAAACCTACGATGTTACTACGACAAGACACTCGAATTACACAAAGATAGAAAAGATATTAAGGTTACAATTTTCGACAAGCCTTACTATCTTAGTGAGTATCTAGTATTTTCAGGTGTCATTCTGAAACAATCTACTCGATTGGGTGATACTTATATTAATAAAGTTGCTGAAAAGATTGGTGCTGAATTTAGAACAGAGTATTCATCATTGTCCGATATATTTGTACCATTCTATACCCAACTTGTTTTAACTGCTTTGTCATTAAATGTTGACATTACAGCTGAAATGGTTCACGATGCTTGGGCAGTGGCAAGGTATAATAAAGACGATGCTGATATACACAAATCTATGATTCCTTTTAGTAGCTTATCTAAAGAAGTACAAGATTTAGATAATCCTTACGTTGAAAAGCTAAATGAAGTGTTGACTTATTTCAGAGGCTTGAGAAATTTAGTTGAGGTATCTAATGTCAGCAAATAATTTAGTTAAACTTTCTACTTACAGAAACGAATTCGGTTTTAAGGTACCTTATCTCCTTGAAATTGGTTATCCTCAAGAAACTAATTACACCGCAATTTGTTATCCTATAGGTAATTCAATATTTGGGGGAAATTTCGCTTTAGATGTTGACTATAGACTGATTGATGGTACTTCGGTTAATCCTTATAATCTATATACTCTAAACTCAGGTTCTAAGTCAAACATATCTCTTACAAAAGAGATTCTAAAGATGATATTTGATAAGAGAATTAAAAAGAACTATAAGGTTGGAACTTTATCTCGTGATTTTGGGTTTGAATTTAAATTAAATTCTATAACATGTTCCAGTTGTAGTATTACTATTTCAGTTAGCGATGGCTCTAAGGTATTCGTAAGTTTAAGGTTATACTCTTTAGTAGATGTAAATAAGTGGGGTAGTTCTAATCCTACAAAGAATTTTTACTTAAAATTGTTATCTGACAATTTCCCAACTAAAGACAATTTATATGATTGTGCAAAACAACTCTATAAAGTTAAGAATTCTTTACTTGCAATGAACAGAAATTTGATTGAGGTTACTAATGTCAACAAATAAACCTTGGACTCGTCAAAAACTAGCACAAATGCTTTATCATGCATTTATTGGTTCTTTAGCAGATAATGCAATCGAAATAGGTTGGGTATTATGTTTTAGTCTGTTAGCAGATAAAGGGTTAGTAGAGAGAATAACTGTTCTATTTGGTGTAAACGACGCTTTTTGGGTTGTTCTTTCTTCTACATACTACACTGCTAGAACCTCAATGACTGCAACTCTACCTAAACTAATAGAAAAACAAGGGTTGAGTATAGAGTCTAAAGTAGTTAAAAACCACATATACTTGTTCTATCTTATGCTCTTACCCTCAGCTATCGGTAGTTTCATGTTTTTGCCCAAACTCTTGCTCATCCTTGGAGTATCGCCATTAGATTTACCATTCTATATACCTTACTTCCAGTTATCAATAGTATCAATTTTAATTGCAGCACCTTGGTCAATATTTATACCATCATATCTAAGAACTAGGGGTAGAAGTAAGGAAGCTACAATTTTAGACCACGCTAATGCATGGTCTATGCTAATCGGTATCTTCTTTACAACTCACGTGTTACATTTAGGCATAAATGCAGCTTTAGTTGTAAACATGATAACTAATGCTATACCACTCTATTGGTTCTTGTGGAAGAAACCTATACCTAATTTCTTTTCTAAGGGGTTTGAATTCTCTTGGAAAGGTATTAAGTCTTATTGGAAAATAGTTAAATGGGAGTTAGTTAGACGTTTAGCACCAAGAGTATCTGCCATCGTTGGTGTCGGACTAACTATAACAGTTAATCCGATTTATGCAGCTATCAAATATTGGATTTCAAACCTAATGATGTTACCTGAAGGTTGGGTAGATTCTATGGCAGGATTGCTAAATAGTCATGTATCTAGAAATGTTGGTTTGGATGAAGCAGTTCCGTATAAAGACAATAAGTTTGTGTTTTGGAAGTCTGTTATTGGGGCACTAGCATCAATTGTATTGTTATACCTTATCGCATATTTCGGTCTAACTTGGCTACCAAATTCTATATATCAAGGAATTATATCCCCAGTATTATGGGTATTTTTGCCCATTGAGGTTATTACTAAGTTAAGATATTATATGTGGCTCTCAATTAGCCGTTCGTACAGACATGACTTGAATGGTGTCGCTCAACTTATTTATGCAATTCCAACTGCAATATTGACACCTGTATTACTATGGTTGTTTTTACATTATTTACACCTTAGTTTCGAATCAATCTTCGCAGTTGGTGCAATTGTTAGTTCAATTCAGTGGTTTGGTGCTGAATTATATTTCAATTATAAATTAAAGGAGCAATAATATGGGCAAAGTAACAAAATATCCAAAATACAAGCAAGAAGCCTACTCTCGCTTAGATAAACTGTTCAAGGGTATACTAAAAGAAAGTGGTTTCTATACTCAACACCCAGAACTTGAGTCTGATGGTCTAGTATTCAGTCATGACCCTAGCGAAAACATTAAGGGTGAGATTACTGTTTCTGTTAGGGGTACAAACCTACTTAAAGTCCGTGGTAAAGACTTAATCTATTCTATACCAAGGGGTATTCGTCTAGACTTAAATGAAAATGAACGCAAATTAGTGGTTGATAGTGTTATTTCACTTTTCAGCGTAGGTCAATATAAGTCTGTAATTAACTATATAGGCGATGTATATAGCTGGTACATCTCTTCAGAAATTTGTAGATTTTGCAACATTTACGGTGACACTTACATCAATAGTAAATCCTACCGCCCCCAGATTATAGGTAGACTACCTAAAAAGGAGTAAAGAATGGCTAATCATGTATCATATCACCCTAGAACTAGACTATTACGAAAACTAGAGGACTTAATCGAGATAGGTAAGTACACTGACTTTACTAGTCCTTATATAGTATTACTACCTCAGGACACTATAAATTTGTGTTTACAGTCTAGTATTTTAAACCTAAATAACGAAGTTGTAAGAGCTAAAGACTTCTACAGGTCTTATGGTTACATTAGTAGCAAGTCTATCTCTCGTATATTGGCTCAACTAATGACTGGTGTAAGGGACACTCTATCCTTTAGTAGAGGGGTACTTTCTCAGTCTCACTCCTTTAAGTTTACAATTTCTGACATTCAGTTCTCTAGGTATATTGTAGACCTATATGTAGATGGTCAGAAAGTAGGATACATTATCTCATATTTGTTACCTACAACTTACCTAAACCAGCTATATTACGATGAAGAAACTCGTAAACCAGCATTTTACTTAGAAAAAATCATGACAAAGTCCTACTCAACTAAAGAACAGCTAACTGCTTTAGGTAATGATTATTATAACTTAGCTAAGCAAGTACCTAGAATGTTAGAGTTCCGTTCTGAGTAGTCAAGTATATACAACTAGGTTTCTTCCTAGTTGTATTTTATTCTTTAATTGAGCTTGCAAGTAAACTAAAAGTTTGGTAGAATATATTTTGTAGGTTATTAGTTTAGTTAGCTTACGGAAGCCATATAACTCTTGGGGGTTTATCTCCCCCTCGAAGCACCCTTAGCACAACAGGATAGGGCAGAGGACTTCTAATCCTCCGATACTGGTTCGAGTCCAGTAGGGTGCGTTAAAAATAAAAACTTAGGGGTATATTTATGTGTCAAATAGATTTTGAAAATAGAGATGGAGACTTGAGTCTAGAAGGTGGCAACGAAGGGGTGACCATTACTTGCCAAACTAAAGGCTCTTATGACTGGGGAACGTACGAGTTAACTAAGTCAGAAGTAGACCGAGTTATTAGATTTCTTCAAAAATGGAAATCTGATAATAGTTAACAAATTTAAGTACCTTTAGCTTAGTTGGTTAAAGCTCTCGGCTCATAACCGAGTGACCGTAGGTTCGAGTCCTGCAAGGTACATAAATATAAGAAGTGGAGTATTTATGGATAATTATTTAAATAGTAGTGATAGTTATATGCAGAGAATGAATAAAACTGCAAATTCAAAATTTAAAGTGGTAGAACCCTTTTTAGGTAAAGGTGTTAATATCTTAGATTTTGGTTCAGGTATTTCTTCAGAGTTCATATCCGAGGTAGTTTCAACTGGTGCTAACTATTATGCATACGACATTTCCTTGATTGTCCAAACTGAGTTATCTTGTATGGGGGTATCTGTCCTAACTGAGTCTGACTTGTTAGAACAAACCATTAAGTTTGATGTTATCTACCTATCAAGTGTTTTCCACGAGATTATGAGTTACTTAACTCGTCAAGAACGTACAGAAACCATCTCAATGCTCGTCGGTTGTCTAAAAACAGGTGGTTCTTTAATTATTCGTGATTGGGCAAACCCAGACGATGAGTCTGAATCTTTTACTCTCCAACCTGTATCAAATCAAGCTTTAGAAGAGATAAATACTTGGATTCATGAACTACAAAGAAATTCAATTATTGGTGATATTGAAACCAAAGAAGACGGTTCTATCGTAACTAACGTAAAAGACGCTTACGAGATTATGTTCCACACAGTTTGGGGTTTGAAGTCTTTGAGCCGAGAGTCGAAAGAGCAGTATAGTATTACTGGTGCACTTAGTAAGTGGATTCTTTCTCCTTGGAAGGACTGTTTACACTTACAGAATACCTATACATCTAAAGATGATAGCTACCTAACTTATTTACAGAAATACTTTAAGTTGGATTCAGTTCCGTTTGATACAAAATGTGTTTATATAATTGAAAAGAAGTAGGAGTTTATTATGGGACAATCTTTAAAGAATGCATTAAATTTATACACTTGTTGGAGTCCAATCCTTGCTTTACCTACTTGGATTATCTTGGGTATGGTTACAACGTGTATCTTTGGTGCTAAGTATGTGTTACTTCCTGTATTCGCAGTGCTAGTTCTTACTTGGCTCTTTGTTGCAGTTTACTTTGAGTCTTACTCTTCTTTACAGGAGAGTTTCGACAAAAACTTGGGAGTAGGTTTGACTATTTACAACACTGTTGGCTTGGTGATTCTCACGTACCTTGTCTTTAACTACTATGGGGTAATACTTGTAGAGATGACTCCACCTATTTGGAAGTAAAGGGGCATTAAATGACAGAATTTAACGTAAGTTTATTAGCAAATATTAGCTTTCCAAAGTTAATTGACGATAGTTCTCTAGCTGATAGCTTTAAAACTAGTCTATTAGTGGAAGATGGTTTTTCTAATGAACGTATTTTAGTATCTCTAAATCCTATTCTTGGCTCCAATGCTAAGAACCAGCAAGGTTACAAGGAAAATGAGTTTTTATACTCTCTTGTTATTACTGGTTCAGCTACGTCTATTTCAGCCTTACGAATAGGTCAATTTTTGAATAAAGTGCTTAACAATTTTATAGAAAATCATGCTAGTAGTTACTTTCTGTATAGCATGTTTGTAGAAGATTATAACAAAAAGGATTTTTGTATTCTAACTAATATGAAGGGGTAGTTTTATGTCAGATAAGTATGTAAAGAATGAAGAGTTACTTCATCCAGAACGTTATATGCAAAACAAGATTGAGTCTTGGGACTTTACTTTGCGGTCTTTGTTTCCTCATACTATTGCAACGGTAGTTGAGTATGTCATTCGCTACAAACATAAGGGTGGGTTGCAGGACTTAGAAAAGGCAATCAACTGGGCAAAGAAGGCTAGTGAGTCTTATGAGTACATCAAATTGTGTCGTCCCTTAGTAGGTAGTCAAGACAATTACTTTGAACTCGTCCCAGAAGTGTCTAAAGAAAACTTCCCAGACTTAAATGAAGTTCAAAGAATGATTCTCAACGAGGCTCAAATCTTAACATCTAACCTAGGAAGTAAAGAACAATTCACTAAAAGCGTTGAAAGTATTATAGAGTTGCTAGGAATCTTGGTAGAAGAGTCCGAACTAGAAGGTATAGAGTAGGGGGTATCGACAATGATTTCATGGAAAAGTAAGTTAAAGGTTCTATATCCTATTCTCATTGTAGAGTTACTACTTATAGTCCTAGTGGGGTATCTATCTACATTGCAACCTACAGGAACTCTAAAGACTATCGAAGAGAACTTTTCTTTAGGTTTGTTTTTAGCAATGAACTTTAAGTTGGCTATCATTTTCTTTTCTTTCAGTTATGAAGAAAAGCATGGAGTACTTCAGCAAGCAACATTTACTATGGAACAAATATTTCAAATAGTATTCACAGACCTTTATAACCGTGCAGTTGCTTTAGATGTATTGTCTAAAAGAACAAAGAATAAGGAGGAAGAAAGTGGAATTTAGTACAATCATTACTATTGTAGTATATATACTTATGTTTAGGCTTACATTGGGTTCTATACTGGTTCTAATTACTCAATTTCTTTTTAAGGTAGGTCAAACAGATTCTTATTCTTCACATGCTTTTGGGAGATATCTAACAAGAAAGTCTGCCTATAAGATGATTATGACTTTGTCTTACGTTATCGTTTTTAACGTAGTCAGTTCTCTAAATTATCCAGTTCCACAGACTTTGTGGTTAGTGGGTATGCTTATCTTGGTAGAGTTCTCAGTATTCCTTTACTATGAATTACCAAGTTATGGGTACTCAGAACTTAAGAGTGGTTTAGGACATTATCGTTGGTTTGTTGTGTAAAGGAAAGTTTTATGGTAGAAGTTTTGTTTTGGGTAGTTCTAACTGCCTATGTTTTGTATATCAGCCAAGTACTTATTAGTTTAATTTACTGGTTATTATGTCTATCTTATTTGGGTATTACTTTTAAGAAGTCGCCTACAAAAGAGATTAAAGAGCTTATTTGGTCAGATTTGTCATCTAACATACTTAGATTGTTGATTCTCTCTATTTATCCTTTGTATATTTTATGGGGAACTTGGTCTTTTAGTTATGTGATGGGTATTTTTAATATGTTACTATTACTGTTTGAAGTAACTATCATGCAGATTGTTTGTAGAGATAGTAGAACATTATCTGATGACTATGAAAAAGTCATGCCAGACTTCGCAAAATACTTTAAGTATGGTTTATTCAGGTATTCTAAAATTATCAAGGAGGTAGCAAATGGTTGATGTAGCTTATTGGGTAATCTTAACTGCTTACATTCTATATGTCAGTCAAGTAGTAATTAGTTTGATTTATTGGAGCTTATGCTTAACTCCGTGGTGTATCTCATTTAAGAATCCTACAACAATGGGAGTACGTTCTGTAATTAAACTAGATTTACTATCTAATGTAGCAAGATTGCTTTGGTGTTCTAGTTATCCTTTGTTTCTTTTATGGGGAAGTATCTCTAATGACGACTACATTACTGGAATAGCTTATATCATATTTATTTTCTGTGTATTGTTTTCTCTTAGATTCGCATTAAGGGATGGTAAAACACTAGATAGAGATTATGAAGATGTTATGCCAGACTTCGCAAAATATTTTAAATATGGTTTATTTAATTACTATCGTTTTATAAGGGGGTATATCAATGTCAAACGTTAAAATCAGGTTCACGGTACTTAAATCAAGCTTACTGACAAACTCGTTAATATTCGTTTTTTTTTTTTGACTACTCTGTCCTATTTTTCTAGGTCACTGTACGATGCTAGTGGGTTAAGTATTCCTTACGAATATATTTTCTTAGCTATTCTAGTCTTAATGGTGGTAACTTCTATGTCTGTATTGTTAAGTTTAACTTACATAGCTATCTCCGAACCTTTCAGAAGTGCAGATGAAACTTCTAGCTCCTTAGAATTGTTGAGTTACTTGTTTGACCGATTATTCCATACTACAAATCCTAGGGAGTATGAAAAAGCAGTCGAATTGGGTATGAAGTAGGTTCTAATATGGTTAAAACATTTTATTACGCTATTAAAAACACAAACCAAGTAGTAAATACTTGGGACGAGTGCAAGGCTATTGTAATAGGACTCCCTAAGGCTCAATACAAGAAGTTCTCTACTTTGGAAGAAGCTAACGCTTTCTTAGTAGGTAGGGTAGTTAATACTAAGCAGCCAGAAGTTGTACCTTACGAAAACGAGCAAGGTATTAAAGGTACAATTCGTCTTATCGAAGATACAGACCCATTTTCTTTAAACCTTTATGGTACAATCTTTGTAGTAGATGGTTCTTTCAATTCAAAGACTGGTGTCTATGGTGGTGGAGTAGCTATCTATGACTCTAAAAAGAACTTACTAAATACCAGTACTATTCACGGCAACCGAGAGGACTTCGCAGTTTCTCGTAATGTAGCAGGTGAAGTTATTGCATTTGCTAATGCTATTGCTCTAGCAGGCAAAGTAAACTTAAAGTCAATTACAGTTGTATGTGACTATGAGGGTATTGTTCGTTGGTCAGCTCCCAAATCTGTATATGTACGAAATCAGAAATGTTGGGGTACTAATGATAGTTCTCCTATTTCATCTTATATGGGTAGTGTTTTAAGAGGAGCAAAATCTATGGGAATTGATACTATTCATTTTGTTTGGGTTAGAAGTCATACTGGTGTAAAGGTAAATGACTTAGTTGATACTCTAGCTAAAAAGGCAGTTGGAATTTAGTAAAGGAGAGTAGCTATGGCTAAAACACTAGCAGAATTTAAGAGAAGCTTAAAGGTTGGCGACAGAGTTAAGGTAAATAATTTTGGCAAAAACAGAACTTATGTTGGGTTTGTTACTGAAATACATACAACTTACTTTAAGGTCGCTAGAGAAGTACCAAAAGAGTATTATGATGAATATTCTCCTATCTTAAGGGAGTGTAGTTTCTTTATTAAGCCTGACTCTTTAGGAGATGACCATTACTATGCAGTTTCTATCATTGAATGGCAAAAAGCTAGAGATAGTAAGGTAGTAGGAAATACACTATACTTTCTATGTTATCCAAAAACTCTAAGCAATGGTCAAGTACTATCTTATCCTTACAGTAGTATTCTTGCAGGTCATGTGTGGATGAAGATAACAGTAGGTTAGCGAGGGTAGTAGTATGAGTTATGGAACAGTACTAATGAAAGAGTTTGTAATTTGCAAGATTCTTACTATTAAAATGGCTTTACTTCCTACTTCAGTTAGTGTATAATGGTTATAGTTGCTAGTAGTGATACTTTCAACTTTGCTGAAACGAGAAATCCGTTTTCTGTGTGGTTTCTTTGGTGCAGTGACTGTAAAAGGTTTCTGCATCTTAGCCTATCACTTAGGTAAGGGTGGTAGGTGAGGTAGAATAATATTTTATCCATATTTATCTTCAGGTACTCACGATGTGAAAGTTGTGGGTATCATACCCTTGCAGAGTTAGTGGTATTTTTAGTGGTAATTCCACTACTTGTGCGCTTATAAGGGGAACCAACTTTAAGCCACCTATACGACTTGGTTGGTAAACATGGTCATTTGTGGAGTGACATTAAAGAACCACCGTAACAAGAGTAAAGCGCTAACTACTTGTTGGGGTATCTGCACCTCGGATAAACGCAGAGTTTGAATCGATAACTCAGTTGGTAGAGTAGCGGACTTTTAATCCGTTGGTCGCAGGTTCGAGCCCTGCTCGGTTCATGGCAAAAAGATTGCATGAATTCTTAAATTCGTAGCAACTAAGGCTCACTCACTGTAAAAGGTGTTTGAGTCATAGCTAGCATAATTCGGCTATTTTATGTTAGTGAGACAACTGAAACTCTTTCTAAGTTGTTTTATCGTTTTATCTCTAGGCTTAGTAGCTTGAATAAGGTTGCTAAGTCATTAAAGTCCTTTTGCCTAAGAAGTACAATTTCTAAGCAATAAAAAGCACTGGCAATATCTGTCTGATTGTACTGGGCAGATGTCTAAAAACTTGTTGGTTAAAAGGTTCTCCAACATACGATACCAGGAGGCGTTAGAGGTATCATTTTATTTAGGCTCGGTAGCTCAGATGGTAGTAGCAGTAGATTGAAGCTCTATGTGTCGGCGGTTCGATTCCGTCTCGAGCCATTACAAGTCCGAGACTTGTTGGTGAGATTATCGGAGGTAGAAGTAATATGGTAAGAAAATTATTCCCTAATCGTAGACGTTATACTCGTAAGGGTGTTGTAGCGTTCTATAATGAAAAAAGAAATTGGGTTCACTTAATTTACCCAGACACTATGGATAACCCATTTCTAGGTGGTGGTTTAATGGACGACTCTATTGATAAGTTCAGAGAAGAGACAGGTATTGCAGTTTCTTCTACTCCAGTAGGCTCTCGTTATGGTTTAGTTGACGATAGGGATAAGTTAGTTGATGTGGAAGAGGTGGTTTTATGAGTTCTGCATCTGCAAGACTTAGTAAGAGTAAGGTTGACAGAGAGTATCTTACTCATGCCAGCTTAGTTTCTATGTACAACTCTATTATATCTTTACAGTACCAAGATTATAGGGTTGTTTCCACAACCTTGCATTTAATTATAGAGATTTGCTTGAAAAAGCTAGGTCTATATTATGGTTTAAATGTTTCTAGAACTTCTCACAGTATCAATGGTTTGATGGCAGAGTTGGTATCAAAGGATACAGTTGTAGCATCTATCTTCAAGGAATTAGGTCGAACTGGGGAACTAGGTGAACTTCAAAGGTTTCCTTATAATGAGTTAAGATTTTTTGAGGATGTTGACTTCCCTCAAATATCATTAAGTACAATGGCTAAAGTTGCTCATACTTTACTTGCTCGTCTTGAGTATATTGAAGGGAAAATGCGCTAGATGGGTTCATACATTTATCCTAATGTAAGGTAAAACTAGTATAATTTCGCAAGGGGTATCCAGACACAGGACTTGGCGAGTGTGTCCTCCGTCCGTACAACGGAGTTCTTAGTGCGCAATGAGAATACGGTGGTTCGATTCCACTATACCTCATTACATGGAAGATTACCCAAGTATGGCTATAAGGGGATGGTCTTGAAAACCATTAGGTCGGTAAAACGGCACGTGGGTTCGAATCCCACATCTTCCTTTATCTTAATTTATTAAGAATCAGGTGATACCATACCTACCTAAAGTTGGCAAAAGATAAGGTGATACCATACCTACCTAAAGTTGGCGAAATTTGTCCTAAGCACGACACAAAACTACTGGGAAAGAAATCCGTTATTCCGAACCAATACGGGAAAAGTGAGGTAGATTATCTTATTCTACCTCCACCCCAAAAGGGTTTGAATTCATGTAAAGTCATTTATTTTGTACCACAACGGTGTGCAATGCTTGAAAGAGGGTTGCTAAAGTTCCTAGAGCAAGTTTCTTGCTCTTCGTATTTCATTATCGGAAAGTAGCTCAGCTTGGTTAGAGTGCGTGCTTTGGGAGCACGAAGTCGCAGGTTCGAATCCTGTCTTTCCGATGCCGAAAAGATTGTAGTGAAATAATTCATTGCAACTCGGCTTACTACTTTGAATAGGGGTAGTAAGTCTTATCTTAGTAGATGCAAACCTCTATTAAGATATCATATAATTCTCTATCATGTTTTGAGAGGTCTCATGATAGAAGCTATCCATTATGGTTAGTATTCCTTTCTTTCGGTGGGATATCAGTTGTAAAAGGCTGATATCTCTTAGCCTACTAAGCTTTTGGGTAAATTCTCTTAGTAGGTGAAATAATTGCATGGCATAGCCATATTTATTAACCTTCGTGGGTATCAGTTGTAAAAGGCTGATACCTATTAGCCTACTAATCTTTTGCATGACGTTTTTATTAGTAGGTGACTTTCATTTATGTTCGATACCACCTTTAACGGGTGGTATCTTATCTTTATAGAATTATATTGTAAATTGGTGTACTCACTCTAAAAGGTGTTTGCATCGTTGCCCTCTATGTAGGGCAGTCTTGTTTGTCTTGTTCGTTCAATGAACGGTAGGGGTAGCTAAGTGGTACTGCGAGGGACTTTGACTCCCTTATGTGTCGGTTCGAGTCCGATTGCCCTTATATTAAAACTTAGCTGAGGAGATTAAGTTATGGTACAACAATACGTTCGACAACATGATGGATATGGTAATTCGATTTGTCTTTACTACCAAGAGATACAGACAACTGTTAATCGCTTTAACAGGGACTCTGTTGTAAGTGGTAACGGAATATCAATTAGGTTAACTGGCGAAGCAGAAAGCTATGCCTATCATGCAGTTTTAAACTATAATGGTATAAAAATACAATTTCTAATCTATGCAGACTTAAGTTGGGGTTTGAAAGACACTATTCTTGCATCTACTGAAAGCGAATTTGCATATTTCACTGCTTGGAACTTATGGGTTAAGTTTACAGGTTTTAGAGGAGCTAGGTAGTATGTTATCAAACCAAGAAATTGAACAAGGAATTAGAGAGTGGCAACGTAAGATAGGTATTGGTTCTTATTGGTCACCTATACATAATGGTCAAGGACGTGAACTCGTAGTCTATGGGGTATATTACGATAGACGAATAGGTACTTTCGTAGTTGATTATGGTATCGTAAATACTTTCATTCCTAATGGTAACCCTTTAGAAGAAAGTATGCCAGTCTATAAGTTCACTGACGGTAGGTTCAGAAAGATTAGAAATTAGGTATTCGATATGCTATCTAAGAACGACCAAAAGGTAATCAAATTCCTAAAAGCGCAACGACTCTTCATTCCTGACCGTATTCGTTATGCAGAGTTGACTGACATGATAACTAAGTTTGAGTCAGGCGAGTATTCTTCTAGTATGTCTGAAGAGCAGTTACCTCACAAAGTTTGGTTAAATGTACAAATGGCTTTAGGTGGGTATTTTGAGAGAAGGGGTTAAGTTACTATGTTTTTATCTAAATTGGAAATCTTACAAAGACTACATGAGTTAGACAAGAAACTAGAAGGTGTTCCCTCTCCAGCAGAAGTACTAATCGTCGGTGGTTCAGCACTTGCCTTGCTAGGTGAGTCACGCATGACTTCGGACATAGATTATGTTGGTTCGTTGGGGTATCTACCAAAAGAATACTTAAGTAGTTTAGGTTTCTCTAGTAATGTAAAGACTTTCTTCGCTCTATACGGTACAGATGAGTATTCATCTTACGAGCTTAATGGTTTCAAGAACCTAAAAGTTAGGGTACTCTCCTATGAGGACTTAGCAGTAATGAAACTCTTCTCCACAAGAAGTAAGGACTTAGAGGACTTAATCAACTACATCTTTCCTAAGTTGTCTAGTTACACTTCCTTAAAGAAGAAGATTGAAACTTATAAAGAGTATTACTACTTCGATGTAAGTAGACCAGACTTGCACGTCAACCAACTAAGTTATATCAAAGAGCGACTAAAGAAAGAAAAGAAAATCATCATAGTTGAGGACTTATCAGTAACTTTAGAATCTTTCTTAAAAAGTATTCGTTTATACTCTTCTACAGAGCGTCAATTTGGTAAGGAGTCCTTAGAACCTTGGTTATCTCAGCCTCTAGGTTCAGTTATTAGAAGTACCTCTATCTTGGGGTATCTATATTCTTATGAGGGTATCAAGGTTTTATTTTAGAGGGAGAGTGGTGATATGGTAACAGATTTAACAATTCCACAACGTATAGAATACTGGTCTAAAAAGATTGGTATCGGCTCAGTATGGGTTACACAAGAATTCAATACTGCTTACGTAACAGTAATGCGAATTGAATTTGACAAGAGACACAATGCAATTTTGGTGTCTTATCAGAGACATGACACTCCAGGTTTGATTTTCCAAGATGAGGTAAAATGTTTCTTGGAATACACTGTAAGTCATAGGGTTTAATGTAGTAGAAAGGTAGTAGAAAGATGAAAATAATCAAACGTAACGGAACAACAGTCGACTTCGACGCAAGCAAAATTTATAATGCAATGTCTAAAGCAGCAAGTTCAGTGTATGTCGTATCTGACGACCTAGCTTATAACTTACAACGAATTGCTCGTAGTATTGAGTCTCAATTAAAAGAGAGTAAAGCAGATGTACTAACAATATCTATGGTACAGGCTTTAGTTGAAGAAAAGTTGCTCTCAGCGGGGTATCTCCACATTGCAGAGCACTACATTTCTTACCGACTACAACGTGATATTGAGCGAACTGACTACAAAGATAAAGTCATCGTTCACTTACGATTAGAACAGGTTAGGTAGTATTACCAAATACTTTATTAGGAGTTATTTATGAACAAAATTAAATTGCTAGGTGTTCTAGCTTTATCGTCAGTAGTCTTGGGTGCATGTTCTTTGCTACCTAGCCATTCGAAAGGTTCTTCTGAAACAACTGAACAAGTTGAAACCACTAGTGAAGCAGAAGCAACTAAAGAAAAGGTAACCAAGGATGCAACTATCCTCTTAGACTCAATCTTAACACAAGATGACACCAAATTCAAAAAGATTTACGGTGAGTCTTATGAGAAGTGGTCTGATGCAGTTATTGCAGTTCAGACAAGTGAGAAAATCAAAGAAGATGGTCTTTCTCCAGCAGCTACTTACTCAGTTCAATGGATAAAAGACTTCCAAGTTGAAACACCAGAAGAAACTGTATCAGGTTTCCTAAAAACCCGTAGAGGCTTGTTCAAGAAAATTGAGAATTACGAAATTAAAGATGTTACTCTAGATGACTCTGGTAATTCTGCGACTGTAACTTTCAATTCTAGGAAATTACATTCTCTTGGTCTAGCATCTGCAGTAAGAACTGTGTTGACGGAACTTATAGGGGGTATTGATAACTTAGGTACGTACAATACAGCAGGTAATACAAATGCTGACGTTAAGAAATTCCAAACTATTTTATCTTATTGGATTTTCCGTCACCTATACCATAATGACTTTAACATTT